TTATGCCTTTTTTTAATATAGAATAGGCTATTCTTTCAGCCATAGCAACATCTTCGTTAAATTTAGTAGCTTTATTGCCTAATCTTCGTCTTGTTTTTACACTATAAACTCCGGCCTTTATTCCTTTCTTTTTTATCCAATCAACTAAAGCCATTAAAAAATCATAATAGCTACCCCCTTGCCTACCCTTAAAGCTCATTGCATAACTTTCATAACCAACCGGCACCGATACTTTACCACCTGTCCCAAATTCAACATAAGGAGCGTATGAAGCTTCTACTTCTACCTTATAAGTAAGATTTGATACTCTAGTAGTATGAATTGACCTTCTTAATGTTCCTAAATTAACAGGTGCTAATCTTTTAGCATTTTTTTCTATGTTTATAGCAGACGTAGCTATTTCAGCACCTACATCATTAGCAACTGCCCTATTTAATTTACCTAAATCGTTAATTAAATTCTCAATCCCATTTACTTTTAATGTTACTGCCATTATGCGTACATTTCAATTTCCCAAAATCTATGCGCATTATCCACGTCTTTAATAGAGTGAATAGTAAAGCGTTGCCCTTCAACCTCTAATTGGTAATTATCAGTTATTGTAAGGTCATACCTAATAAACAATTTTGCAAACCTGTTAAAAGATAATTGGCTTTCCTGCAAAGTTCTATTTTGAGGTTGCGGCCTATAATCGCCCCATACAGTCGCTTGTAAGGTAAAAGTAGTTGTATATCCACCCTCGCCATCACTTGTCCTTGTAGGCGCGTAAATGCCTATTCTACGGGTCATAGAATTAGCGTCAACGTAATTGTCTTTATGTAGTCCTATTCTCATATTATAAAATTGGGCTTGTTCTAGTCCAACGTTGGCAAACTCTCCAAGTCTTTTCGCATATACCCATATCGTCAACGTCCATACCTCTATTCTCGTAGCCGTAGTTAATTTGGTCTAAAATAGCAATCTTTATTTCTTTAGGTACTGTTGCCATTCCTGTTGTATAAATAGCCTTTAAATTTGCCCATTCCGGTCTTTGTAAGTTAGGATATTGCCCACCTATTAAAGTGTAAACGTTTGTACTTAAAATGTTACCGTTTGCGTCCGTTAAACTTGTAAAAGTATTCATAGGGCCAAAAGGTAATTGAAAGTTACCGGCCAAGTTCGTAAACCACAATGTTATAGTTTTAGGGGTTATGCTTATATTAGCAGCTTTCTCTACGGCTTGTCTTGATTGTGTAATCAATTCAGCAAATAAATCGTCCTCTACGTTATTGTCCACTCTACAATATTGTTTAGCTTCTGCAACCGTTACAGGTTCGGTAATTGTTCCCAAGTCTGCTTGAGTGTAATCTATAATGTAATTATACATATTCCCTTTTTTACAAATTTACAATAATATAAATAAAAAACCCCCTACCTTTTAAGTAGAGGGCAATTTATAAGTAAAACTTAAATTATACGTTACCTAAATCAGCAAAAATAGCTGAAGTTGGTTGCATTAAGTTTACATCTTCGTAACACTCGATACGAGCAGTAACCATATTTTGTTGGAAGTTACTAGCGTTCTCATAAGAGAATTCGATAGCTAAACCTTCAACTTCAACACGCTCACAATAGTTGTTATCCAAGATAAGAACCTTGTCATCAGCTACCCAAGAAGCAGCGATTACAGGAACACCCCAAATTGTGATACCACCGTTAGGGTTAACGATTACTGAACCTGAACCAGCGTAGTAACCTGCAGTAATTGTTTCCTTCAATAAACGACCCATTTGTGTTGGAGATACAACTGCAAAAGAAGCTACATAGTTTGCAGTCTTTTGGTTACCGATATAGTCAACTAATTGCTCTAAATCCACAGTTGCAGATGTAGTAGTTGAACCTGTTGCAGCACCACTTACAGTTGTATAGAATGCGCTATTCTCTGCTTTGTAGAAATCTCTAGTTAACATTCTTGGTAAAGTTGTACTCAAGAAAGGTAAAGATTTTGCCATTTGCTTTGAGAAAGTAGAGAAACCTGCGATATAATCGTTAACTACTTTTACTTCGCTTAATGCGTAACTGTTTTCTCCTTTGTTAGAACCTTCAGTTTGCGCTCCAATATTGTTAGTTGTAGAAGTTTCCTTATAGAAAACATACAAACCACTTGTAGAACGTACAGTAGGAATTAAGTCACGGAAGTTAACTGCTTGGCTTGGTAAGATAGCAGCGTTAGGAGCGTAAGAAGCCTGTGCGTCTCCTGTTAAAGAAGCCGATAAAGTCATACTCTTAACATCGCTTAAATCTAAACGGAATTTACCGCCTGATTTCATTTCTTTTTCCATTAAGTCCATATTGCCATCAAGTTTTTCCATAATAACTTGGTCCATAAACTTAACTTCTTTATTTGCAGCTTTCTTTTGAGCTACGTTTTGTGCGTCGATTTGCTTTTGCATTTCGTCAGCTACAACTTTGATAGAAGTTTTCACTTCTTCGATTTGAGCAGAAACCTCGGACTTTATGCCTTTTACGTTTTCAGCCATTTCATTGATTAAATTTTCCATTTTTTACTTTTTAAATAGATTGTTAAATTGTTTAATTGCGTTGAGAACTTGCTCATTATCTTCGTTCTTTTCTTCAGCTACCGGCTCAAATGTTTCTTCAACGGTTTGAGTGATTTCCTTGATTACTTCGATTTCCATTAACTCGCTTTGTATTCTCTTTATTTCAATCTCGATTAAGCTAAAAGTTTCATCAGTGAACCTGCCACCTTTGAACGCTTTGATTAGCTGCTCGAGCCTGTTGCTTAATTCTGCTTTTTTATCTTTAGCTTCCATTTCTCCTTTGAAGCCTAAAGTTGGGGTTTCAGGGTTTGCTCCCCATAGAACTGCGCTACCTTCATAAAGTTTCAATTCGGTAATTGTTCTAACTCCCTCTTTGTTTACGTTTGACTTAATCGTACTAAATCCGATTGAGTGTTGGTTAATTAACCCTGCCTCGTACATTTTGATAATGTCCTCTCCTTTTTCAGTTTCTACTATTGGAGTGATTGCGATTAACATATCATTTTCAACATATAATTGTTCAGGCTTTCCGATTACGTTATTCATATCTGCGCAATGGTCAACCAAAGACCAAATAAGATTTTTGCCACTTGGCCCCCTTTCTGCTAATGTTTTAGTAAACGCTTCAGGAACGATAATATCATTGCCTAAATCAATATTACCACATCTTGCCCATACGGCTTTTACTCTACGTTGCTCACTATCAACGTCCATAATGTTATAGCCAATATCTTGTTTTTCAACAAGTGTATTTTTTAATTGCATTTTACTCATAGAACAAAGTTATTATTTTTTTTATTATGTTAATGCGTCTGCTAATAGTTGGCCGATTTCATATCCGGCAAAGTTTGTTAATAGTTCCCAAATAACTCCGGCATCTCCTAAAGGTGGATTGTCTGCTAGTTTTTGCACTTTGCCATTTGCACCTCTTACGGCTTCATATCCTAAAGTACAACGACAATTACAAACGTTACCTGCGTGAGCCGTACTATCGCCTGGATGCAACATATTGTCAATATATTGTTTAGCTGGTACTACAAACTTTTTATCCATTGGTATTTGTACTCCGTCCATATGTAAGTGGTCGTTTGCGTCTCTAGGTATGCGTCTTGTTCTATTGTCTTTTGCTGCTATCCATTCTTTAACGGTTACTAGGCCTGTACTCATTGCGCCAACCATTGAACCAATATTTGCCGACCTTGCCGTTTCCGTTCTAGCTATTAACGCTGCTCTATAATTTGTTATCCCTGAAGTTTTAAGCAATGCAATTATTTCATTCATTGTTAAGTTTTGCTCTTGGCCTTGCAATAAGAAGTTTCTTATTTGCTCCTTTGTAGTGTCGGTAATATCCGAAGCTAATTGGTCTAACCCCTTTGTTTCTAGGTATCTTAAAATAACGTAAGCAAATAAATTAGTCTTTGCGCTTTTGCTTTCTAAATAGGAAATGCCTTTAGTACCCTTTTTTACGTCTTTTTCGGCTATTAATGCCATTTTAGTACCCTTTTTTACGTCTTTTTCGGCTATTAATGCCATTTTAGTACC